CATTGTAGGCGGGCGATTTTACATCCTAGACATGAAGCGTGGGAAGTATAACGAATATGAACTCCCGTGCATCATAGCCGCGGCGGCACATCAGTGGAATCCTAAGACGATTTGCATCGAAGAGTCCGTCGGCGTTAAATGGATGGGTCGCGAAGCGTACCGTGAGATGGCGAAACTCGGGGTCAAGGTTCCGATACGGTTTGTCACTCTCGGGCAAGGAAATAAGTCGAAATCGAAATCTGAGAAAGCGGGCCCCGTCCTGCGTTACTTGGGCGATAATCGGATGGTATTTCTGTATTCGATGCCCGGTAAGGAAGAACTTTACGACGAACTTTCGAAGTTCGGTACGGCGGCATCAACTCACGACGACATTGTAGACGCTCTGGCGATTCTTGTTAACCAGTTCGCGGCGTACGCGGACAATTCGGCGCATATTGAGTCTCTTGGCCCACACGACTACCTGAATACGGGCGAACGGGCGATGCACGACAGGATATTTGGAACTCCGTATCAACAGGAAGAAGCGAAGCAAGAACATATGAACGCTTTGAAGGGCGAGTTTCCTGACGCGCAAGATGGCGAAGCAACGTGCGGCGCGGGGTTAGGAACGTGGAGTGATCCGTTCGAAGACGCGGGGTTGTATCAATAGGAGAGGGTAAATGGAATTACTTGACGACGCCGCTTTAGTAGCGGACGGCAATCCGGGTGCGCCCCTTCCTGTACAGGCTTTTGGAAAGGACGGGGATTTACCGATTGATCTCGAATTGTCGCTTGTTGTGCAGTCAGCACAAATGGCGAAAAATTTTATAGGGAACCGTCAGTGGACCCTTCTCTACAGAGACGCTGATTTGCTATTTCAATCGCCGCGTCCTATGGAGGTCTACGAGAATACATACGTCCTCGCCCCTAACGTCCAGCGGTTCACCGTCGCTAAGGTGTGCAATGCGGTTGTCCCGCAACTGTATAAAGGTCTGTTTTACGAGGACCCGCCGATGCTGCTACGCCCCCGTCCGGGCACTAGCCAAAAGGTCATTGACGCTAAAACTGCGCTCTTTTCGTTTATTCTAGACGATTGTAAGTTCAAGAACCACGTGAAGTGGGGTCTTGAGACTATGGCGTTGTTTGGAACGGGCATATTCAAATGGGGGTATGACTGGAAGACGATTGAGACCTTTAAGCGCGAGGCGACTGTTCGGCACATTGATACACCGAACCCAGACGGTTCCTCGACTCGAACTGCCGTGCCAACAGATGAACCGCCCAAGATTACACGCACTGAAAAGATTGTGCCCCTGCCGTTCTTTGAACACCGTCGCCCTGATTTAGTTCTTGTTGATCCTGCCCTCGCGTGCTCCGATATTCGAGAAGCGGGCTGGGTGGTTGACGTCCGCTTTATGGACTGGTATCAGTTCATGGATTTGAAGAAGGCGGTTGTCGGAGCACAAAAAGACGGCGAAGACGGAACAGTGATCAACGGGTGGAAATTCCCGAGTGATGCCGCCATCAAATCAATCTGGGAAGTCGGCAATCTTAAGAGTCATTATACTGACGCCGAGCAGTATACATACGCCCGTGGCGTCGTGCATCATGCTGAAGACGAGAATGTTACGTCGTCGCCCGATCCTTTACGCGTGAAGGTAGAAGTCCTTGAATATTGGGACAAGGGTCGTAAAATCGTCGTTCTGAATCAGCAGAAAGTTATTTATACAGGCGAGAACGAATTTAAACAGATTCCGTTCCTGTCAAGCAACTGGTGGAATCGCCCACGTGCTTTCCGTGGCATGGGTCTCGGTCTTATCGTTGGACAGAATCAGCGCGTTGACCAAGGCACGATTAACGCTATTTTGAAGATTCTATCATACGGCGTCAACCCGATTTATCTGCGAGACCGCAATGACAACGCGCCGACGCAAACTATACGTACGGGACTCGGTAAGATTCTAGCGGTTACTGATACTGAGAAGTCGTATCGGCTGCTCGAATCTCCGAAGGTGCCTTCAGACGTCTGGAGCGCACTGAAAGAATCCGAGCAAGCGACGGAGTCTTCATCGGGGGCAGATCAGACATTGGTGCAAGGTTCATCCGCGGGTCCTCGTGCAGGCATGGGGCGAAGCGCAACGGGTGCAAACCTGATGGCTGGAGCCAGTGCAACGAGACTCGATGGTCCGCTCGACAATTTTATTGAGCAAGTGTTCAAGCCGTTCCTCGGTATCATTGACAGATTGACGTTCAATGTCATGTCCGACGCGGCTATTCTGCACGTCCTCGGACAGGAGCAGGGTCAGGACTTCCTGAAAGACTTTAGCATTCAGGATTTCCACGACGCGCAGATTGAGTACGAAGTACTCGCGGGGTCGTCGTTGGCTGCAAAGCGAACGATGGCGCAAAGCATGGTAATGCTTACGCAGATTTTGGATAACCCGAACATCCAAGAAATGTTAGCTGCACGCGGCAAAGCGGTGAATATAGAACGTATCATCGATATGATGCTTGAAAGTTCTGAGTGGAAGGACAGACAGGACGTTATCGTCGATCTTACTCCCGAACAGAAGGCGGAACGGACTGCGAATAGCAAAGCCGCCTTGCAGCAAGGGGCGATGCAAGCGAAGCAACAGAGCGATCAACAGAAGTTCGCACAAAAACAGCAACTAGAAGATCAGGCTAGTGACAACCGTATCAAACGAGATATCACCCGCGAGGCCGCGAAGGCAAGCGGTATGAGCGAAGCAATCACGGGTCAACCATCCATGGGCGCGGGCGCAATTCAGGGCGAACTCCCGACGGTCGAATAATCTTTTAAGATTACTGGAGGTGTAAATGAGTAATCACGAACTACTCCACGTAATAAAGGAGCTAACAATGGCAATTACGCAATTGAATACGGACATCGCCACGCTGAACAGCAACGTGCAGGCTTTGATTGCACAGGGCGCGAATAGCGTCCCGCAATCAGAAGTCGACGCGGCTGATGCTGCGGTTAACGCGGTCAACGCATTGGTTGTCGCTGCACTGCCTCCGGCAGCGCCTGCGACGCCTGCTCCCGCTACGCCCGCTGCCTAAAGCATTAGGCGTACAAACATCCGTTTGTCGATACGCTAGCGACGGCTTAAAAATCGACCACGGCCCCGGTGACCGCGAGGTGCGGGGCACAAATTTTAGGAGGACAACATGGAGGAGACAAGAGACGTTAGAAGCGTGAGTCATTTTGGCATGGAGCCCTTGTCGAAGTTTGACATTCGAGAACGGCACATGCTCGTGAGCTACGTGCAGCAAGCGGAGTCTTTCCGCCTTCTCCAGCGAGTTATGGAGGACGTGCTGAAGGTGCTAAATCAGCGGTTGATTAAGGCGAATAACGCTAACCCGCAGGAAGTAGTTTCGGCGCATGCAACAGTGAACGGCGCAAACGACTTTTACCATCTTTTGCTGCAAATGTTGCAGGAAGAGGTAATGCTGGACGCGCAAGAGGCATCGGGCATTGGCACGATAGAAAACCCAGAGCGCCCCGTTTACCCAGCAGAGTTTGAAGGACAAGAAGGATTCTAGATGTTATCGATTACGCCCGTGACGCCCGCCAAGATAATGACACCTGAAGAAGTAGAAGAGTGGGAGAAGACGCATACCATAAACGAAACGCCGGAATTAAAGGCGGCTAAATTGGAATGGTTTCGACACATCTTGAAGGTTTTAGACAGCCCCGCGACTCCTGCGCCTAATCTGGGAACGACGACGGTGATGTTGCCTAGTGTAATAGCGATTTGTTCGCCGCCGCTGTGGGGCGAATGTGGGAAATCTTTTCCTTTATCTAGGGAAGCCGGAGTGCCCGCCCCACATGCAGCGGAATGCGAGTTCGTCTCCAACTCGCCCGATCTTGGCGTATAGTTTGAAGAAGGCTTCGTCCGTAAGGGTCTCCGAATCGAGTTTACGAGATAGACAATCGTATTTTCGAGCCAATTCCCGAACGGCTTTAGGGTACTTGCGTAATACAGATTCAGTTGGGCCGATTATGGATTTTTTCATAGATCATCCCTCCAGATTCAATAGTAGCGTATAGGAGGGCCGTTTGTCAAGAAGAATTTTAGGAGGAGACTATGGCAAAACTTAGAAAGTTTGATGTAGAACAGTTGTCAGCGGATCAGTTTGCCGCTAAGATGAAAGACCCTGATTTCAAAGCGGAATTCGAGGCGCTGTACCCTGTGGAAATTCAGGCACCTGTGGAAACGATTGACCCTGAGGGGTTCTCAGTAGTGCAGGCACCCGCCGCTGTTACTCAACAGGACTCTGAAGGCGTTGTTGCGCCAATCGCGCCTGCGCCTACGCCCGCGGCAGACGTCGAGCAGCGGTATGAATACCAGCCCGTCGACAAACACGGTCGCAAGGTCGGCGGACTTCAAGTTATTAAATACAAGACCCAAGACGAACTCGTTAAGAAGCTGACTGAGAATCATATCGAAGCCATTCGTTGGGGACGCGAGGAGCACGCGGCACGCGTTGTCGGCAAGCCCGTCGAAGATGACGGCTCCGATATTCCAGCGGACGCGGAACGTGGTTCAGTTGAGTTCGTAGAATTGAAAGCTAAACCGCTAACTACTGAGGAACGGTTTGCGATTATTCAGGATATGCAAGACCCCGCGAAGTTCGAAGAGGGTCGGGCACGTTTGTTTGAATCAGAGTTCGGCGTTCCTACTTCTAAGGTGCGCGAACTTCTGAACACGAGTCAAGTTGCTGCAAAGCAAGCTGTCGTTGAAGCTTCCTTTGCAGAGTTTCAGCGGGACGTACCTGATTTTTATCCCGACGTGGACAACATTACGAAACTGACAGGTTGGATGGCTAAGCATGAGCTACTTCCTACCGTCAAGAATTTCAAAACAGCTTATGCAGCTATGGTCAAACAGGATTGTCTGAACATAGCACCTGTTGTGCAACAGGTTGCCTCCGCGGCAGTGCCAGCGGTGGAACCGGAGCCAAAGACGGCGGCTCCCGTTGTGCCCGAGACTCGGATTAGTCCCGCGGCAGAACCCGTACAAACCCCAAGAATTCAGGCACCATCAGGATTGAACGACAGAACGTCTTCGTCCAACGGCAATAGACCCGCCGAAGATGCTAACTCCCTGACTCTTGCAGATATCGAAAAAATGTCGGCGGATGAATATAAGCGCAGGTTGAAAGACCCCGCGTTTGGAAAGTACGTCGAACAGCTAGAAGCGGTAGCGGCTCAAAAAAGAGCGCAGCGTGCCGCGAGCCGAATCTGACACAATAGGTGAATCACATGGCTTTCTCACCAGCGGGAAATCAGCTTTCTAACCTCCCGCAATCCACTGTTAAGTATTCATAGTACTTACCCGGAAAACAGGATGGATGGTGAATGATGTATGACAAACGCTTCAGAGAGAATCTGAAGGCGAATACGCCGTTCGTGCGCTGCTCGCAGCGTCTCGATCTGCCTATGAAGTCCGGTAACCAGTATTGAGCAATTTGTACTGGGTAAACCTTACTGTATCGGTGAAAATCTCAAGTAGAAAACGCCGAGGCAACCTGCGAGAGCAGAGAGTCCGTAGAGACTATACGTAGGGAATCCGAAAGGGTTATGACATAGTCCGATCTGCATGGCGACATGCAGAGGTAGACAGAAATGTTCTACCCCGCCGTAAGGCGAGTAACAATTTGGAAATGTTCATGTATGTGCCGCTCGGGGCGCTTACCACGCAGACGACTGAAGGAACCGTTGGTTCTTCTCTGTCGATCAACGTGCTGAACACGACTGCCACGATTGGCGAATATGCGGATTATGCAAACTTCTCCAGTCTGTCTCTGGCAACTTCTATCGATAACACGGTAGAGAATGTTGCTAAGGAAATGTCGTATCAGCTTGGTGAGTCCTTGTCTGCACTTGTGCGTGCGACCGCTGACGGTGCGAACAGCATCGATTCCAGCGTTCTCGTGGAACTGGCCGCTTCTAGCGGAACCAGCTTCACCGCTCTGTCGTTGAGCCAAATCCGCAATTCCGTCCAGTCACTGGCCGGACGCAGCGTGAAGCCCTTCGACAAGGGAATGTTCATTGGAGTAATTCATCCCTTTGCTTTGGGTGATGTCCTCGCGGACAACTCTAACGACTCCCCCATCGACATCCTGAAGCACACTGCTCAGGGTCAGATGACTATGGACACTCTGCCGTCCACCGATCTGGATTCCAGCGACGGTGCGGTTGAGCTTCCTAGCTCGGGCGTACGCTTCTACCAGACCAACCTCGTAACTCAGACCTCGAACTATCAGGGTCAGACTGGGTTGACCGCTCTCCGAACGTATATCTTCGGTCAGGACGGAATCTTCTCCATCAAGCTGGGTGCGAACAACGACACCACGTTTGGCGACGGGGACTGGCAGAACATCAAATGCAACATCGTGCAGAATGCTGCCCCGACTGTTGCGGACCCTGAGGGTCTGATTCCGGGATGGACTTCCTTAACATACTAGGGTCACCGCTTCGAAATAAGCGAGTGAGAATTTCTTCTAATCAAGCTGAACCCTGAAACGGGAACAGACTGCAAGGGTAATGCCAGCAGTAGAGACTAAACGAAGAAACGCCCTTCGGGGCGATGCGATAGTCCGATCTTATGCGAATAACAAGTATAAGCTAACATAGTGATAGAGTCCATTTCACAACGAGTCTCGGACCAGATACCACCATCCGTATGAGACTGCTAGACGCTGCAAGCGCAGTGAGCTAATGTCAAATTAACGAATGCGGATGTTTATCGATTTCTAAATGATTCGTGAAATCGATGCGGCTTTTTTACTGGAGCCGCTTAAATTCTCTCTGTATTGACTTGAACGCTGAAATGCCAACAAGGCGGAAGCAGGCGGAAACGCCGGGCACCGTGAACGACTAAGCGAGAGAACGCCGAAAGGCGATGCGATAGTCTGATCTCATGCGAATAGAAAGCATGAGAGATAGGCAGAAATGTCCTATCCAGCCGAAAGGCAGGTAACAGATTGCGGCCATCAGCTAGACCTTTGACAAAGGGTTTGGTTTGTGGTA